ATATATCAAAATCCGAGACAAGCGCAAGCAACTCACGGATGCGTATGAAGCCGAAGATCAACAACTAGAAGAATCTCAAGAATTGATTTCAAATAAGTTACTTGAGATCTGCAAAACAATGGGTGCTGATGGTTTCAAAACTGAATTTGGTACGGTAAGTCGTCGAGTATCAAAACGGTTTTGGACAAACGATTGGCACTCGTTTCACAAGTTTCTACTGGAACACCAAACGCCGGAGTTGTTGGAGAAGCGCATTGCGCAAACCAATATGGCTACGTTTCTTGAAGAAAACCCCGATTTGCTTCCACCGGGGCTAAATGTGGATAGCAAATACACAATCTCTATTAGGAGAAAAACATGAGTGACTTAGCATTATTGAATCAAACTCTGCCTGCGCACCTGCGTGAAGTTGAGGTAGATGAAACAACCAAAGCCCTAATGGGTGGCGGTAGTGGTATGAAGCGTATTTCCATCGAAGGCGGTGTATGGCGGATGATGGTTAACGGCAAAGAAGTCGCACGTAACGAGGAGCGTGTGATGAACGTAGTTATCGTTGCCGCCGCTCCGAAGGTATCTCGTACATTCTATGCAGGTGTATACAAGAAGGGCGTAGCATCCGCTCCCGATTGTTGGTCTGCTGATGGTGAAGTACCCGATGCAAAAGCAAAAGCACCACAGTCTAAGATCTGCAAAGATTGCCCACAGAACATCAAAGGTTCCGGGCAGGGCGATAGCCGTGCGTGCCGTTTCTCTCAGCGTTTAGCAGTTGTCTTGGAGAACGACATTAATGGGGACGTATACCAACTTACCCTACCAAGCCAGTCAATCTTTGGCGAAGGTGAGCCGGGCAAGTGGCCTTTACAGACGTATGCCAAGATGATTGGAAGTAAAGGCGTACCCATCACGTCGGTTGTAACCGAGATGCGCTTTGACACTAACAGTGCCACCCCGAAATTGACTTTCAAGCCAGTAAAGTTCTTGGAGACTGCGGAGTTCAATGCCGCCGTAAGTAAGGGTAAAACCGGAGATGCGATCAAGGCCATTACTATGACGGTCTCTCAGGCGGATGGTGTAGACTCAGAAGTTCCCGCTCAGGAAATATCGAGGGTTGAGACCCCCCGAGAAGAGCCAAAAGTTCCCGTTCAGGAAACATCGAAAGTCGAGGCTGTTGAAGAACCTACCAAGCGTGCAACCAAGAAAGAAGAAGCACCTGCACCGAAGAAGGATCTCAACAAAATCCTCGAAGAGTGGGATGACTAAAGGAGAGTGCCATGTCGCGTGGCTACACTAAAAAATTCATCCAAGCCGTGAATGATGCAGATCAAACCAAGTTAGGAGTTCAACTAGGCCAACTCTGCATCAAGAACGACATTCCAGTATATGACGTAGCCGAGTTTGTAAAAATTACTCGTATGACGGTGTATCACTGGTTCAAAGGTAAGACTAACGTAAAAGATACGCACAAAGAGACAGTGGAGAAGTTAGTTGCAAAACTGAGTGCGTAACAAGTTTAAGAAGGCTAGGGGGCACCCGAAAAGGGTAGTCCGCCGTCCTATCCCTGCCTCTCTTATTTTAACGACGGCGCATTAATTGATGGCGGCTATGTTTTCAAGGACAGATTTCTTATCGGTAGTACTCCCACCCACAGGACAATACTGTGTGGTGGGGCTGAGTAAAGACAAAAAGCCAAGACAAGTTTTCGTAGAGTCGATTGATGAGGTAAGTGACTACGCCGATGCGATGGCGCACAAAGGCTATGACGCTTATTTTGCTCTAGCAAACTTCCAGTCCCCGGACGAAGGGCGCACAGTTGTCAACGCTAAAGAACTTAACTCGTTCTTTGTGGATATTGACTGCGGTGCAAACAAAACCTACGCCGACCAATCAGAAGGTATGGAAGGGCTACTGAACTTTTTAGCGGCTACCAATCTACCCAAGCCCACCATAATTGTGAATTCAGGGCGCGGACTACACGCCTACTGGGTGCTCGAACAACCCTTGGCACGCGAAGCGTGGAAGCCCATAGCAGAGCGGTTAAAGGCTATATGTCAAGAGCACAAGTTTGAAGCAGACCCCGCCGTTACCGCAGACGTAGCACGCATACTGCGGATACCCGAGACATTAAACTTCAAAGACCCTCAGAACCCCCTGCCTACGAAAGTGCTAGTGGCGGGTAAGCGGATCAACTTAGAGTCGTTTGCATCTAAACTCCCTGCGCCGGACATACTGGACATACCGGGAGAAAAACCAACTGTTCGGCAGATGGATCCGATGACCTTGGCACTGATGGGTAACTACCAGTCCAAATTTAAAACAATCCTAATCAAGTCGTTAAACGGAGAAGGTTGCGAACAGATTGCCAATGCCTTTAAGAATCAGACAACTCTCGAAGAGCCTTTGTGGAGAGCGGCTTTATCAATTGCCCAACATTGTTCTGACTCAGCAGTTGCTATCCACAAACTATCACAAGGCCACAACGAATACTCACATGACCGGACTGTTAGAAAGGCTTCAGAAACTAAAGGTCCGTACACCTGCGACACATTCAAAAAACTAAATCCGTCCGGGTGCCAAGATTGCCCACTCAAAATATCCTCCCCAATCCAAATTGGCAGGGAGATTGTAGAAGCGTCAGAAGAAGATAATGTTGTTGTTCAAGTCGAAGAAGTTACCAAAGAACCCGTAACCTATAACATCCCAACATTTCCGTTCCCATTCTTCAGGGGGCGTGTGGGTGGCGTATACAGACGGGCTGACCCGAACAAAGAAGATGACAAAGACGAACTAATTTACCCGTATGACTTTTACGTGGTAAAGCGAATCCACGACCCCGAAGATGGTGAAACGCTACTGATGCGCCTGCACCTACCTAAAGATGGCGTTCGGGAATTCATCATGCCTCTCAGTTCGGCTTTATCTAAAGAGAAGTTTGTAGGAACAATTGCATTGCAAGGTATGGCGGTGCTAGGTAAAAAACAGGACATTCTTATGGGTTACGTCACACGTTGGGTAGAAGAGTTACAAGCCATGAACAAATCCGAAATCGCACGTAAACAGTTTGGTTGGCTTGATGACAATAGCGCGTTCATTATTGGCGACAAAGAAATCAGAGCAGATGGGGGAGTTGGATACAACCCACCTACCGCAGTTACGTTGCCCATCATTCCGGCAATGAAACCCAAGGGCACCTTCCACGAGTGGAAAGATGTTATCAACGCCTATGCTAAAGAAGGTATGGCTAACCGTGCCTTTGCTTTCTTTATGGGTTTCGGTGGCCCCCTGATGAAGTTTGTTGGGGGTGGGATGTTAGACGGGTTCTTACTTAACCTTGTCAGTCAGAAAAGCGGCTCGGGTAAGACCACACTATTGCACGCGGTCAACTCCATCTATGGCAACCCAAAAACCTTGATGCTCTCTTACAAGGATACGCACAATCACCGCCTACAACGACTGGGCACCATGCAATCTTTAACCCCAACCATTGACGAGTTAACCAATATGGAACCGAAAGCAATGGGTGGCTTGGTGTACGACATTACGTCCGGCAAAGGCAAGAACCGGATGAGTTCTAAATCTAACGTCGAGCGGGTCAACAATACTACGTGGCAAATCCCGGTGGTATCTTCTTCCAACCGTAAGGTAAGGGATGCCCTGCTGACCATCAAATCATTTCCCGAAGCGGAGTTGCTACGGATACTAGAAGACGAGATTCTCCCCGATAGTTACGATGATCCCACGTGGTCTAAGGCTCACTTTGGGCGGCTAGGTTCCAACTATGGGCACGCCATCGAGCCGTTCATCCAGTACGTTTCTTCCAACCTACCAACCGTCGTGGCTCTGCTAGACAGAATTAATCAGAAACTTGATGAGGCCGCAGAGATTAAGAACACCGAACGGTTTTGGTCTGCGGGTATTGCCATCGCCATCACGGGGGGCATCATCGCCAAGAAGTTAAAACTGCACGACATACCCATTGAACCTGTATTCGATCACGCCGTAAACCTTGTAAAGAACACCCGTAACCGCAATACCGAAGAACTTGGTGGTAGTGGTGAGGACTTCCTTGGTGGCTTCCTGCAACGGCACTACCAAGACATTTTGGTTATCAACGGTAAAGCCGACAAGCGTACTGGGCTTGAGCATGGGCCGATTCGGGAACCCCGTGGTAAGGTCATTATCCGCTACGAGCCGGACACCAAACTGCTCTTTGTGGTCAATAAAGAATGGCGGGATGACTGCGGCAAGACCTTTATGGGCTACGAGGACACCCTGAACCCCTATCGTAAAAACAAAGCCTACGTCGGCCTGAAGAAGAAACGGATGTTGGCAGGCACCGCGATGAGTGCATCTGATGGGGTTATGTCGTTAGTCTTTGATACTTCCAAACTAGACTTTTTCGCAGAGGATGCGCTAATCAATGCAGATTCTAAATCTAACGGTGAAGATACCTTGGGCGTCGATTGAGCCGGGTATGTCGTTTTTTATACCGTGCCTAGATACGGAAAATGCGGTCAAGCAACTTACATGGGAAGCGGGCCGGTTCCGCTATAAGGTTATCTGTAAACAAGTTATTGAAAACCAGCGATATGGGTTGCGCTGTTGGAGGGTTGAGTGATATTCTTGGGCCTCACTCTCCTATCACCTCCTCGATA